TGTCCACACAACGAGGTGACCGCATTGGCTATGCGGTCAATGGGTCCAGTGCCCCAGCAGGTCTTCGAACCTGCTTCACCCGGTGCCGTAGGAGTTTGGGAGGAGTTAACGCTCTTTGCCCGACGCTACAGGGACGGGGCCTGGTCCTGGAAGGAGACGGCTGAGAGTTATACCGGGATTCTCAGACGACGGTACCTGGAGGCCGAAAGGTCTCTTAAGGCTGATGGACTTTCCAGTTATCAGGACTGGACCATCAGGGCTTTTCTCAAGACAGAGAAGAATCGCGTTCCTGGTAAGCCTATGAAGCCTAGGCTTATCTATCCACGATCTCCGAGGTACAACTTGGAGGTCGCTTCGCGACTCAAACCGTTTGAGCATTGGCTGTGGGGCCGACTCAACGGATCTGTGTTTGGTATTGGTTCCGGAAGACTCGTTGCGAAAGGTTTGAACCCGAGGCAGCGCGGCAATCTCATTGCTAGAAAGTTTGGTGCTTTCCGTGAGTGCGTCTGCTTCGAGGCGGATGGTAGTGCGTTTGAGGCCCACGTGGGTCCTTCTGCTTTGAAGAGAGAGCATGCAGTCTATGGGGCTGCATTTCCTGGCGACGGTAGGCTGAGGGTTCTTTTGGAGAAACAGTTGGAACTGCGGGGCACTACGTCTTGTGGCGCTCGATTTCGGCGACCGGGTGCGAGAGCTAGTGGTGATTTTAACACGGGCATGGGCAATAGCCTTTGCTTCCTTGTTGAGGTCATTGCGGCGCTCCGCACTTTCGGCGTTGTTTTCGATGTTCTGGTGGATGGCGATAATGTTCTTGTGTTTCTTGAAGCACAGGACGCTGGACGTGTTTTGCCCACGTTCTCCGATGTCATCCTCCAGAGCTCTGGTCACGAGGTGTTGCTTGAACGTCCTACCACTAAACTGGAAGGAGTGCGATTTGGTGGTTCTGCCCCCCTCTTTTTGGGTGCGAGAGGGTGGTGCATGGTTAGGGAGTACAATCGTGTGCTCTCAGGCGCGTTCACATCACATATTTACCTACGCGAACCCAAATTCGCGCGTGAGTGGATGGTCGGTGCTGCCATGTGCGAGCTTTCTCAGGCTCGTGGAGTCCCAATTTTGCAATCCTTCTTCGCCTCGGCTCTCAGAGAGCTCGGACCGGTTCGCCGTGTCCGGGATCATCCCCATAGAGATGCTCTCTCTCTGGGAGCCTGGTTTGCTACTGAGGACAATTGTGTACCTGTGTCTCTCGAGGCGCGCCTCTCTTTTGAGGCAGCCTTTGGTGTCTTGCCAGAGAAACAAAGGGCGTTGGAGGCGTCTTTTTCATCTGTTTCTTTCTCTGACAATTGGAAGAAGTTCGATTTTGTCGTGGATAAATCGGACCTCTTGGACATCATTCACGAGATCTGCAGGGAGGCAGTTTAGTTGTTTGCCGGAGATCTGGCCTTGTGCGAAATGTTTGGATCTGTACACCCGGCCGTGTGGGTTGACCGCCCCTCGGTGCTTCGACCACCACTCGCGTTGCGCAGGGGGACCAGGCGGTGCGTTTGCGCTGCCCCCCCGCGATTCCCTTTACGTGTCTCGGGTGTGTCAAAGTGGAAG